TTTAATACCAAACTGGGCAGCCATCTGGTCTGAATAATCCTTGCTACTGAATTGGACTACTTCTTTCCAGCGCTGAAGGTATTCGGTTGCACGAATAGAGAGGGCGGATAAGTTAGAGTTAATAGTAAGAATATCGCCTCCTAAAGTATTAGAAGAAGATAAATTAACATTAGCAGTATCAGAGCCAGCGGCACGAAGAGAGGTTGAGTTAGTAGGAAGAATTACAGAATTGGAAGAAATAGAAGAAACAGTAGAAGGAAGAGCAGCTACAGGACCATACTGGGAAGAAGGAAGCATGCCCATAAAATAATCCTTCGGATAATTTGCATAACGCAGCTGGACCATATCCGTAACCAATCCAATATTACCAGATCCGGACCAATAGTCTACATTATAAGCGTAAGCTTTGTGCTTTTCCCATTGGTTGTTGCTGAAAAAATCATAATAAATCTTCTGATAAGCAAGGAACGGAAGAGCATTGACAGTCTGCGAAGTCTGATAAACCAAAGGGTTAGAAGCGTCACCAAGATTGTCAACACCTAGATATTTTTTAGTAATAGCAGCCTTGGCTGTATTAGTAGAAGCAATCATAGAACCATAACCAAGCATGTCAAGCAATTTACAAGAACCATAGACAATAGGAAGACCTGCATCGTCACGGACATTAGGCTGGTCACCAGCATTAGCCGTCTGAAAAAACGCACTAAAAGTGCTCTGAGTAACACTAGGAACAGAAGTAAGTGCAGATGTATTCGTAGTAGAGCTAGCCGCACTAGTCATATAGTCCGTCATCTGAGTAAATGCCTGTGGAAGAGCACGAGAAATCAAACGTAACGGCACAGCGTAGAAATCATAATACTCCTTAATACGAGTATAAGCAGCAGTGTTAACCGGAACAGTACGGGTAAACCAGTCAGAGGAAATACGATACTTGTTACCAGGAATAGCAATCTGCCAATAGCAAGGAAGAATTTCACCAACTTTAGCTGTAAACAACTTTTTCGAACTCAAGTCGAAAGAGGACCGATGGGTAGGAATTTTCGCACGGTCCAAAGGATTAAAATCACTCATAGTTTATAAAAATTAAATTAAACCATACGGTTGAAAATATTATTAGCATCATTAAGCTTCTTGTGCTTAATCATATCACGACAGAATGTTGCACTACGGCACCGGAGTTGTTCAAGGAGGTGAATCGTTTCACTTGATACGGCCTGCAAGACATCAATCTCTTGCCCGTTCTGAGGCAGCGCAAACATACAATCTGATATTTCCGGGTACTGGGAACGAAGGTTATATGCATCTCGTAAGCTTTCATAATTCTTTTTCTTCTCATATTCTATACCTTTTTTAAGAATAAACATAATACGACCGGTGTAAGAATCAATATTACAGCCAAAGGCAGGCAAATGCCAATTACGGAAGAATTTAGAGACATATAAGAATAGCCGATATAGTTTATTAATATAAGACTCAATATCGACATCACTAGAACTGTTACAGAACCTAGTAAGACACCTAGCAGAATGTAATATAATCTTGTCATCGTCAGTAAGAATAGGGTTAGCCTTAAGATATTGATAATAAGTACGAACAAGACTCAAAACTGAATCCTGTTTATAGTCAATGAATCCGTATTTTGCAATTCTTTTTGGCGTTGAGTGTACAGCGCGAAGAACTCGAGCAATCGCAATACCATCGTCATTGCGAGCAGACGAGAATCGGGGCAATAAGGTACGGATATACGACATGGGGGGAGTTGACCGAATACTAAGGCCGCTGAAGGCATAGACTCTTCCATTAACGACAGAATCGATTTTTTGTTCAATCTGCGCATAAGGCTCTTCACCTTCCACGAAATCGCAACCTTTCTCAAAGAATCCGATAGAAGCTCTCGAGCGGGGTCTAAACGCGCGGCATGAGCGATATAATAAGGGAGCAGCACTAAGGCTGTTAACGTAACTCGAAACGTATGAAGAAGCTCCACCGCGGGCAATCTGGAAATCTGAACGACCGAATTTCCAACTCTTATCGTGACAGTATCGTAATACCTTTGAGACTTCTTCCGAGTTTGTGAATAATAAGATATGATAATGCGGACGGAAGTGAACAGGGCCGTACTCACCGACAGCGTAGAAATGTAATGTTTCATAAGAACCTAATTGTTTATACAAATATTTACGTAATCTTTTAATATAATTCTGAACATCAGCATAATTTAAAAAGGGAATAAGGTTATCACGGCCATATTGTCCAGAAGCGGGATAATCCGTTTTGTCAACCGATTGCGTCTTATGGATAAAACTACGAATAGCATCCATACTAAGAAACCAATTATCCTTAACAGGAACATATTCCTTAATCTCACGGTCAAACGGCACTGTGCCTTGTACTTGCTCAAAGAATATATGACGCAATATGGAGTTATCATCACATTGATATTCAGAAACAGGGATATACTTATGATATTCATGACCAAAATGAATATCTCCCGAAATGCCTATAGCATCATCATAATCACTATACAAAACCTTACAAGACATAAGGGGAACATGCTCATTATCATAAGTAAGTGTAACAAAATAAGAATACTTAAAAGCACTTCCAGCGGTCTTCACGCGCATGGACGCTTTCTGGGCTTTCTTATGGATACAATAATCGCATTGACCACAATCTACCGCAATGCGTGCACCATTATACCTATTTGTAATAAAAGAACGATGCTGACAATGATCAACAGCCTTAAGCAAATCGGGAGAAAATTTCATAATTATTTACGGGTATCAATGACTTGGCGACGGTTACGATCACCAAACGAAATATGAATAAACGTAGGATACAATATCAGTTGATCAAACACATGAGCGCTATCTGAATAGTTATGAATATGTTCAAGCAACCGGTTATAAGTAGTAGAACCATAGGGTTTAATATCAACAGCTTCTCCAACCAAATGTTGTGAATTAGGAACACCTCCAGCAGCTTTATTTTCAGCAATAGAACGCTTAGCACTTGTTACCGAAAAATGCAAGTTGAAACACAGCAGGTGTTCAAAAAAATCCATAAGAGCACTATTCATAGACCAATAGCGTTTAAAATATAGCCTAGTGCAGCGGAAACAGCTCCAATTACAATCTTCCAAATACTATTACTTTTCATCACTTTGAGTTTTAAGTTCAACGAAATAGTTCTCTTCTTTAATTGAATCCACAATAACAATAAGGCCCAACGGAGAAACTCGTTCAGAATAATTTCCAAGGCCATCGAGAGAATTAACGATATAAGGCGAAATAGCATCGCGACCCGTAGTTTTTTCCTTAACTGAAATAATAAATTTCTGCATAATTGTAACAATTTTAAGTGTTAATAACGATTGTAACTTCTAACTGGGAGCAAATATACAGATTATTTTCATCAAACCAAAAGAAAACTGTTTTTTTTAGATTATACCGTAGAGTGTGAGTTGCGCGTTTATAGACAAGAGATGGAGAATTCGAGAGGATAACTCGAATTTACTTCGTACGCAACTAGGGGCTTCGCTTAATTAACAAGTGGATGTATACAGGGGTGTATAGGCACGGCAGGTCAGATAGAACCTGCCTTTGCGCACTCCGTGCTAAAATACCGGAGCGGAACGCTCCTATAAGGAAGTCGCTCCGCTCCGTTTTTCGACCAGGCCCTACGCGGGCGGCGGGTGTATATCGCTCAAACGCCGCGATGGGCTTCTAGTCCTGAAGTGTGCTATTTCAGCCGGGGGTAAAGAGAATAAGTATAAATGTGTTTACAAATGTTAATAAATGTACAATTACTTACGATTACCAATACGAAATGAGCCAATAACATTACCAGAACCAGAAGCAACAGAACCAAGACCACGAGAAACAGAGTCCCAATAATGAGTACGGCCTTGTTTACGAGCCAATTCCGCTCCATATTCAGCAGCTTTCTGATTTGCCATAGAAGTTTTATATTCCGTATGTTTACGCAATTTGGTATTCTTGTAATCATACGTACTATCACGATACTGCAATTCATTGGAAGCATTAGCAGCCTTAATTAAAGAATTAGCCGTTTCAGAAGCAGTACGATTATCAATTTTCTTGCCAGAAGCCTCGGCAGAAACAAGAATAGCGCGCTGAATTTCAGTCTGAATCTGTTTTTCCGTAAGAGCACCTTGATTCTGAAGATTAACCAAAGTTTGTGCCTTAATAAATAAATCAGCTTGTTGACTCTGGTCCATATATCTATTCATAGCACGTTGTGCTTCAGAATTAAGTAAGATTTGAGTTTCCTGGGCAGCCGATATACGTTCAGCAAACTGAGCATTCTTCAAATTTTGAGCTTCAGTAGACTGATCCAGAGCAGCAGATATACGACCTGTTTCCTTATTCCAGTAACCAGAAGAACCAATAGCCAAATTTTTCCAATTAGTAAGACCTCTATAATAATCAGACAAAAGAGGAGTCACCGTATCAGTCTGACGTGCACGAGAACCCGATTCGCCAGCTGCGGCCTCAGAGGCCTTAGCTTCAGCAAGAGAAGCAAGAGATTGGAATACACCAGAAAAATTAGGTTTATAAGCTTGCATACTAGGAACAGGAGCGGCAGTAGCAGCAGCTCCTCCCGAAGCGGGAGATTTAGAACCAGCCATAGCAGCTGAACCTTGAACAAATGGATTCAAACCACGAGAAATCATAGCATCAGGAGAATTATAAGAATTGTTCATTCCCCACATTTGTTGCTGCCAATCACGTTGAATTTGAGCCTGTTCAGCGTTAAATGCGTTTTGTTCACGCATCATACGAAGGTTAACCTTATTCTGATGATTCTGATTAACCATACCGACAACATTGTCGGTAAGGTTTGCAGCTGAAGAAGCAATAGCATCAAATAAGCCCATTATCCTTCAGAGGCAGATGCGGAATCCGAAGACGGCGCTGCCTTATTCTCTGCCAATAAAGATTCAGCATAAGCCGATAATTCTGACTTCTCGCTAGCCAGTTGTTGAAGAACAGCTTGACGTTCCGACATAGTCTGACAATGACGAGAAATAACGCAATTAAAACGTTCTTCATCAGTCATACCATCCATAACAGTGGATTGAGTAGGATGCATTTGAGCAAGGATGTTCTGAACATTCATATCGCCAAGCAAACGACGATATTTTTCTTGATTCAGCAGAATCTGGGTCATATCAGCTTGAATCAAATCACCGTCTGGAGACTCATCGTACATAACTGAATCATATGAAGACTGTTGATAACACGGATTATCCTCAACCAATTGAGGAACAATCTCATTTTTGATGTAATCGGGATTTTTATAAGCAAAATTTCTCATAACAATACAAATTAATAAGGTAAACCATTTCTGTCCAAGTTCTGTACAGCATATACTTGGAAATTAACATTACACAATAACTGGTCAAAAGCAACAGAACAGTTCGCAGCATCAATTTGGGGAACAAAAATAGAATTCAACTGTTGCGGACGAATTTTCATAGACTGATAAGACCAAGCACCAGCGGAAGTCAACACTTGCCAACCGTCAAGAGGAGCAGCCCAAGACTGATAAGCAGCACCAGCACGGAAACCGGCATGGACAGTATCAATGTTAGATTTCCACTGCCAGTAACGGAGATTATAGCCAAGAGCGCCGGAAACATTACGACCGGGATTATTCTGAAGATTAAGAGCAGGAACAGATTGCATACCAAGCTGGTCAAACGCAGGTTGGGGGAAGTCAGAGATAGCAGTCACAGTCAACTGGGGAGCCTGGCCTGTTAAATTCCAATCCAACATAGGTACAGCATGATATACACACATAATAATCTGATGCTCAGCACCACAATCATAAGTAAGAGTGTAGCCTGAATTACTAGACACACCTTTACCGGCAATAGAAGCCTGTGAAGAATCGGTATCAAGATTAGTATTAACTACCTCATTGATATTGATTACGCTAGACCAGCCTCCAATATAATGAGCATGATTGCCCATGTACTCGGGGGCTTTAATACCAAACTGGGCAGCCATCTGGTCTGAATAATCCTTGCTACTGAATTGGACTACTTCTTTCCAGCGCTGAAGGTATTCGGTTGCACGAATAGA